CTCTGGAAACTTCTCGCGCACCGCCTTGCCTAGTTCTTCGTAGAAACCCTTACCGCCGGGCTGGCTGGGGCCGCCGGGATACGCCTCCCTCGCCAGGGGGTGCTGGAAGACATTTGTCAGGGGCTCCTCTGAACCTGGGCGGCGCCTGCGGAATTTCTCATAGCCCGCCTTGTCGAGGGACGCCCCCCGGTCGTCGATCTCAAAGCGCCACTTGCCGTCTCCGCCCTGGAACCACCCGGTGTCTCGCCAGATATCTTCGCGGGTGGCGTTTTCTTTTTGCATCGTCTTGGCGAGCGCCAGCATTTGATGATTTGCTGTCGCCGCCCTCTCGCCGGCGAACATTCCCAGCGTTGATCGAGAGAAGTTACCAGCCGCGCCCATCTTGAGCACACCTCTTGTAGCGGCGCCGCCCGCGAGCAGCAAGGCACTTTGAGTAATGGCGCGCTCCTGGCGGAGCGGATCACTGCTGTGCAGGTTCCGGTTCCACTCCTGGAAGCCTTTCTTAATCTTCTCCACGTCTTGGCCGGCGGCCTCCTTGAGGCCCTCCGCGCCGCCCTGCCTGTTCCAATTGTAGGCGATGCGGTCGAAGGGTGACGACCACGGCGGTGGCCCCTGCCGCAACTGCGGCTGCGCGTCGGGGTCCACGCCGTACTGCCGCATGTAGTCCTCTTTCCATCGCGTCGGGTGGTTCTTGGATTTCAGGTGCTCCCCCTCCGGCGTCGAACTGGGCCAGTGATACTTGCCACGGTCGTACTTGGCACGCGTCGGCCTGATGCCTGCATTCCATGCTCTCCGGTAATCGTAATTCGGTCCCTGCTTGGGGTCTTCGGACATGGGGCGGAGGTCCGGCTCCTCGCCGTGCTCCTGGACGTATTCCCTGAACCAGCCGGTGTCGCGGACGCCGGCCTGGAACTCCGCCTCCTCGGGCGGCGGCGCCAGGGGCACCCAGCCGGCGGCCTCGTCTTCAGTCGGTAGCTGCGTCCAACCTGCCTCACTCACTGCGCGTACCCCTCCTTCCTGAGTTCCTGTATGACCAACGCCCGATCATTATTATGTATCTTCATCAACTCATCGCCGCGCGTATTTATGTCGGGAATGCTGTTAAGTGGTATACTGCGCCAGTCCACCTTCCCGGCGAGTGCGCGCTGATAGCGCACGTTGGCGCGGCGCAGCGCACTGATCGTCTCGTTTAATTTTCGCTCGAAGGTGATGGGATCGTCGCCGTCCCAGATACCCTCTCCTGGGTCGGGGATGCCCTTGCGAAGGCGATCCGCCTCTTTCTCGCTCATCTGCGCGCCGGTGATCTCCTTGATGTAGAGATTAATGTTTTTAATGGCACTCTGCTTGGATGCCGCGAAGTCGCTTAATGCCCGCCTGTCCTCGGGTGAAATGTCACGGTTCAGCTTCGCCTTCCAGCCAGTTAACCACGCACCGAAGCGGGTCTTGACTTGCTGATATTTAGGCTTCCATAACCGCTTGATGTCGGCGAGGCGGGCGAGCCCCTCGCCCGCGTCGAATTGCTTCTCTTGGATTATTCCACGTACACGTCTAGTTAGGTCTCCGCCGCCCGCCGCGCCGCCAATTCGCATACGGAAGCCGCCCTTGCCGTCGCTCTCAATTTCGATGCCGTTTCTCTGGAGGAGGTACTTCGAGAACGCCTGTTGCGGGTCGTCATTGTAGAGAATGCCGGTCTGCGCCTCCGGGGGAAGGGCGTCGAATATCTGCCTCACCGTCGGTGGCGCCTTGCCCGGCTTGACGAGATCGTTGACGGCGTCGCTAGCCTCCTGCCCGATAATAATATCATTCCCGGCAGCGTCCACCAGATTACCGTCGTCGTCTATCACGGCGTCCACCCCCCCCTCGGCCCCCGTGGCGCTTCCACCTTTAAGCTCCGCTACGGGAGCTGCCGGCTGCTCGCGGCCAATGGACTTAAGGAAGTTCGCCTTACTCTCAGTCTTCGCCTTCGTGGCGGCAGTCCTGGCTCTGATCTCCTCCGCCTGTACCCTTTGATACTCAGTCATCGGCGTAGGCCTGTCCCTGTCGAAGTGCTCCGCCAAGTCCTTGTTGGCGCCGGCGACCGCGACCGCCGTCCGCAGGAAATTCTCGTCCGGCATATTGGGCCAGCCCTCGGTGGAAATACCGGCTTGCTCCGCCGCCGCCCGCGCCCGACTATACATGTCCTGCCGCGCCATACCCTCCGGCGCGTTCAGGACAGCCTGCGCGAGCCGCCCACTCAACTCCGCCTTACGCCTCATATCCTTCTGCTGCGCGCCCCGCGTATCCTTTTGAAGGTCAAACAGCTTTCGAGCTATATCGGGGCGCTTCAACGCGAACTCATTCCACCCCGAACGCCCCGTAATCTGCAATAGACCGGGCTGCCGCATCTGGGCCTGTGGCGCTCTCGGCGCGCCTGCCGGCATGCCGGTGTCGGGGCCAGAGCCGAGACCGTACCCATCGCCGACGCCCGTCGGTGGTGCCTCGGTTGCCGAGCCGTAGCCGTACCCATCGCCGACGCCTGTCTGGGGGCGAGTGGCTGCCGCCCCGTCCCCCAGGAGCCCGCCAACCATGCGCCGCGTCTCATCGTCGTGGCGCGCCTCACGCTCCATCTTCCTCCGCTCCATCGCTATGCGGGCGGTCATGAGGTTGCCTCGCCTGCGAGCCTCCTTCATCCGATCGCCGGCCTGCATGGCGGCGGTGAAGTTAGGCATTCTGATCGTGTCTGCTGCGTATGGCATTGGATCACCTATTACCCGTATCTCTTATAATAAGCATAGTCGCCTATGCCGCCCAGGGCGGCCCTCGTCACTCCTGCGTAGCCAGACGCCCGTGCGCCAGCCGCCTTCATCATGGCGCTGCCTTGCCCGGCGGCGCCTTTCATCGCGATCTTCCCGACGTTGGCGGCGTGCGCCGCGCCGGCCTGCACGCCCATGCCCGTCGCCTGCTGCCCCATGCCGACGAGACCCGCGAGGCGGTTGGCGTAGTCGCCGAATTCCGCAGACGCCATGCCCTGCCCGTAGCGCATCATCGCCTTCGCGCCGGCGCCGGAGTGATACCGTCCGCTGGCGGCGTTGCCTCGAGCGACTGCCTTGAGCCCCTCATCCATGCGGAACTGGTAGCCGGGCGTCTCCCTGAAGCGTCCCCGCGCGTCTTCCATCTCGGAGGGATCAATGAGCCCCTCACGCCCAACGCCGTACAGCCTTCCATATTCGCCAAGGGCGGTGGCTCCGGTTTCCCGATATGGCGCGAGGTCTGCGCGCCCGATGTCGTACTGCCGGCGGCTCTCGGCGGTGGCCCCCCTTGACGCCTGCGCCATCAGATCACCGGCGCGCTCGGCACCCCTGGCCTGCTCGCGTCCGCTCAAGTAAGAACCGACACCGCCTATGACTGCGCCGCCGGCTATTGAAAAAGGCATGTCAGTCTCCTATCCACATAGAATAAATTTTTTCTGTTTGCTCAAAGCCAAGCGCCTCGTACAGCCTACCACAATCGTTGTGAAGTTTGGAACCAGCGATCCAGCGCTGCACGCCCCGCTCCTCTAATTCCGAGCGGACGTGCCTGAATAACCGCAGTTCGGCGGTACGCCCGCGTGCCTTGGGATGCACCCAGAATAAGTCCAGGATACAGGTGAGGCACGTCGAATAATGCAGCCCAGGAGCCACAATACCCACGAAATAGCCCGCCAGCCTCCCGTCTTCCCTTAAAGTCGCCAAAAATAGCTCTCCGGCGGCCTCCACGCGTGCGTAGGTGGCGTAGTCAGGCGACAACGGCACCTTGTCCTTATTCAAGGCCAGTTCCTCCCAGTGAGCCGGAAAAAGCGCCTTAAGCTCCGGGAGGCAGTCGCCCCACCGCTCTGTCTGCGCCGTAATCATGTGATCCGCTCCGCGACGACGATAAGGGTCAGGCTGCCGGCGGTGTAGTCTGTCGCGCCGCCGGAATACTTGGCACTGATATTGGTACTCAACACACTGGCAGTCGTCAGGTGCGCGGCAGTCGCCGGGAAGGGCGTACCGGCGTCGCCCCATCGCGCCACGGCCAGCGTCTGGAGTGTCGCGGCGGGGATAATGCTCCACGTCGAGGTGCCGTCGGTGATCGCCATCAGGCGGTCCCCCCCGCCGCCCGAGAAGTCGGTGCCGGCGCCCGATAAATATATTTCGCGGACTTTCCACGTCTCTCCGGTCTTCGCCGTCAGGAGCGCCTTCGACGCGGCAGACGCGACGTCTCCGAAGCCGACCGTGACCTCGTAGACGGCGATGTCGCCGATCACTGGATCGCCGGGGCTGTCTCCGGTGCGCTTCAACAGCAACTCAAAGAACTGCGCCCAGTACCGCGTAGTCAAGCCGGTGGTGATATCGACGATCGGTGTCTTGATGGGCGGCATGGAGACTGTCGGGGGGAGGTTCGTCATCAATTCGTCCCCATCGCCAGTTCCAGGTCTGTCAGGATGACTGACCGCTTAATCGGGTCGGCTACAGTCAGGCGGTAAATGCGCTGCCTCGCCTGCCCCAGCCGGTTCCATCGAAGCCGCGTGAGGTACTCGCCCAGCTTACCCATCGAGCGCTGCGGTTTTCGCAGGCTGAACGTGTGGCCGCCGTCGTCGGAGTAATCCAGCCACACCTGTGGGTCGGAGCCCTGCCCCGACGTCAAGCCGACGCCCGCCTCCATCTCAATTTCCAAGCGCCGATGAAAGACACGCTTCCGATCGCCGTGGATGACGCGACTAACGAGAACGCCCTGCATGGTCGAGCCGTACTCGGTGAAGGTATCCATGTCCAGTTCGCCCATCTTGCCCTGGAAGGCGTCGCCGACGATGTGCTTGCCATATGCCCTCACGTAGGACGAGCCTCCCCGCCAGTAATTCTGATCGAAGCTCTCCCGCTCGTGCCACAGATTAGTCGCCACGTCATACACGAAGGTCGCCTTCCCAGTGGGGAAGGTGAGGTGATAAAATTTGTGGCCGGCAATGGTCACGAAATACGCCACCGCGTCGGAGATCGAGGAGTAGCCGTCAATGGCGTTCTCGATGGCGTGCGTCGAGATGCGCATCGGCGTATATCCATTCGCCTTGTAAACAATGCCGTCATTTCCCAGCCAGAAGATAGTATTGTCGTCAGCCGCGACCGAGAAGGCGGCGGCGAGGCCGCGCTCGATGAAGGCGCCACTAATACGCTCGAAGGGGAAGTCCGCGTTGCCGGAATTGAAGTAGACCTCTGTCGTCTTCTCGCCGAACACCCATAGCTCTCGGTGATCACTGAATACTGCGACGACTTCGTCGGGGCTGCCCTCGGCGTCGGCGAAGTCGAGGGCGTCGATTGACTGCCCGTTATTCAATGCGGAGATAAAGAATTCAGATGAGCCAGCCTTGCTAAAAATAAAGTAACCATCCTGAAAGGCGATGGTGTCGGCGCTGGCGAAGTCATTGTCGGTGATCTGCACGAGCCCGTTGGACGTGTCATACGTCCAGCCATTGGTGCCGTCCACCAATCCTAATTCCTGTGTGCTGGCACGGTTAGCCGCCATCGATACGCTGCCGACGTTAGTGTTGATAGTGCCCAGGCTGGTCGCTACGCCGGCGGAGGTGACGCTGTAGAGAGTATTGCCGGCCACCGTATACAATACGCCGCCCATGACGAGTTGCCCACGCACCGCGCCGACCAAACCGCCGGAGCCGAATGCCTTGATGCCGGGCGCGTTGTACAGGACAAGCTCGTCCTTCGCGTCCGCCGGTGCCGCCTCGGCGAAGTAGTTCACGCAGCGCTGCGCACTGAGCGGCTTCGCCCTGGCGGTGTATGCGTTGACTGCGAACTGTAGCTTCATTATTCAGGGTCCAGGCTGACG